TGGTGGTGGGTCTTTAGCTGGATTTTTAGGGGCAAAAACAAAGAAAGCAAAAGAAGCTATTCAAAAGATTGAGGGGGCACCATATACAACAATAGATGATGTTAAAAGGACAATACATGAAGAAAAGGTTCCATTAACAGGAGATGAGATAGATTTTAGTCCACGAGAAATTGCTAAATTAATTACTTCCACAGCAAAAAGTGATATAGAAACAAAAGCAGGAAAGAAGTTATCAATGGAAAATTTGACGAATTTTAATATTTTAACAACAAGAATAGTAGGTAGCTTACAAGACAAATTGAAAATAAATACATTACTCCTTGCAGATGTTCTGAATGAGCCTAATAAATATAAAGCAAAAATTAGCAAGATTTTTCAATCGCATAGAGATTTTGTAGAAAGAAAATGGGATAAGATAAAACAATTATTCGATAAATTACCAGAAGAAGCCGTTAAAATTGTCAATCAAGACGATGAATTGTTTGAATTCTTTAGTATGAACACAAGTAGAGCTCTATATAATAGAGCGAAAGCAATAGTAAAAGACTTAGAAAAAAATGGTATAGAGTTAGACAAAATAAAAATAAAAATAGGGGATGAAATTGTAGCTTTACATGGAGGGCATGTATATTCAAATGATTTTATGAAGTTAGTTGATGACTATGTAAGAAAAGCAATAAAGAATGGACATATAGGGGTTGGTATTGAGTTTTTAGATGAGGCAGGGGAGCAATTACGGGTAGTTGGGTTACCTTCGGTGTATCTTCCTACATCTGATTATAGAAAAGTAATGGAAGTTATTGTTGAAGATGAAGAAGGATTAAAAAAGATATATGTTGATATTCCAAGCACATTATTAGGTGGAGTTACACAAAAATTTAAAGATGATATTGGAAAGATACATGAATATTTAAAAGAGTATACGGCAAAAGTTAAAGGTTTAGATATAGACCAAGTAAAGCAAGTTAGATATATTTATGAACCAGCTACTCAAATTTTCCCATCTACGCTTGTTAGGGAGCTTAATTTATCACAATATAAACTTATTGATGAAGCATTAGGTGTATTTCCTGATGAAGAATTAAAAGAACTTGGTTTAACAAAAGAACGAGCTACTAAATTAGTTGAATTTGGTGATAACATAACTAAAGCATTCAATCAACATCAATTAAGATCAACAAAAATCGAATTAGAAAAAAGAGTAAAAGAAATACGAACCACATTAAAAGAACTCTTAGGATATGAACCAAAGGATAAAATACGAACTGACAAATTACTTAACGAAGCACTTGAACATGCCTCCATATCTACAGATGAAGAATTAAATGTCTTAGTTAATCAGTATGCACAAGAAATCAATGACTATAGAACACTGCTAAAAGATTTAAAAGTTAAATATACAGATAAAGAAAAAGCTAAATTTGTTGAGCAATTAATAAGGTCATTCCAGAAATTTGATACCATAATAGAAAAATTAGGTGGGCAACCAATTGAAAACTTAAGACAAAAATTAATAAAGGAACTTGTATACAAAGAGAAGCATCCAAGCGAGTTTAAAAAATATGGAAAAGGTTTTATAGATGTAAAGATGTTAGAAGAATTAGATGGAGATTTAGCTAAGGATTATTTTGCAAGGGCATTTGCACGGCAATGGACACATGAAGAAAGATGGTTAGTAAGTGTTGCAAGAAATTTTGATGAGCTGGCTTTGAATGATCCTATGTTAAAAGAAACAGACTTCGTTAAAACTTTAGAGCTCATTCGAGACTATCAAGGTAGAGATACAGCAAGAAGTAAATGGCTTAAGACACTTGGTAAATTTTCAAGAATTTATACATGGATGTTGCCACGGATTGCGATGGGTGCAGGTGTTCAATTATTCAGTGCTATATCTCAACGGTATCCAAGTTTTAGATTTTTCCAAGCACCAATTGAAACAATAAAAGATGTAGTAAAAAATCCAGAACTTAGAGACTATTTATTCAAACAAATTAAAGAAGAACTAAATGATGATAATTACTTGTCATTCTGGATTAGAGCAGTTGAACCATTTGTGCAGACAATTTTCTATAATGAACTACTTAAGAACCCTGAATTCAGGAAGGAAGTATTAAAAGATTTTGGGCATATAGCGATAGAGGGATTTACACCTACAGATGCTAAGTTATTAGCTGAACATTTAGCTAATTTAATTGATAGTCCTGCAGCAATTTCTCCATTTATGGGTGCAAATTTTGGTAAGTTAGCATATATACAAAGTTGGTTTCCTTATGTTGTAGCACCATTCCAAGTAGCTCTTCAATCATTTGCTAAAAGTTTTACTTCGCCTAAATATGCTATGAATTTCTTTAAACATTTGATACTTGGTGCAACTATTCTTCCAGCTACTATTACACAATTTAGTGGAGTTGCAGATACAATACAAAACGCATATGACGGTTTATCAACAGTTTATCATACTATTGCATCAATACTTACAGGCAATCCTGAACCAATACAATCATACCTTGAGAAACAAGAGCCAGCATTTGCAACTATATGGAAAAATCTATTTAGTAATCTGACTGATATACCAAGAGATGAATTGACAGGTAGGTTATTCCATGATTTAGGTTTAATGTTAGCTTTACATGGCGATAATGTAGCGTGGCAATATGTTAAGTCGGGGCTTGCTTTCTTAGAAAAGCATATAGATTTAGCAAATAAGAATTTATTCTCGGCTGGATCGGTTAGCACATCATTTGAAGTAACGATGCCTGTAGTGGAAACAGCTACAAGATTACTTAATAATTTAACTGTTTATGAAAAAGAGCAACCACAGCAAGCAGGAAGAGCTATATTAGAAACATTAATGCAAACCATACCGATTGCTAAGAACATCAAATCAGGCATCTTAAGTGAGCTAACTCAATATGGTAGGGTAAGTGATAATAGTGTGCTAAAATATTTTGACGATGAGGATTTAGCGAAAGCGACAGGTCTTGGATATTTCCTTGGGGTAATGATTAAACATCCTGTAACGGTAGCGAAGATATTTGATACGATGTTCCTTGGAGGGTTTGGTGAGGCTGTAGGTAGAGTATTGACTGGCGAAGAAAAACGAACTTTATTCCTTCCTAAAGTTACCGATGCGAAAAGTTACAAATTGAAAGTTTTAGGTAATGAAGAATATGTGTTGCAATCTTTACGGCAAATTGAGGATCCGTATACAAAGAAAAATATTCTCTTACGGTTTGCTAATGTGATGGATAATTATTTTAATGAACGATACATTAAAAAGACAGATAGGTCACCAGAAGAAGAAATTAATATGTTCAAGAGCTACCTGAAATTTATGATTTATGATCCAAGTGTTTTGGATGAAGCTGACCTTAAGTATATGGTAGAAGTTGTAAATAAGGCTGGATATTATTTCAAAGAGAAATATGGATTGGAAGACCAACAATTACATAAATTCTTAGCCAAAGCTCTGGATGAATTAAAAATCAGAACAAAACTTAGAAAACAGTCGCCTCGCCCTGAAACGGTATCTCAGGGTTCTTAAATAAATAGTTCCACATCTCAGCCCCTGCCTCGTCTAATGCTTTAATATACTCTTGAGCTTCCTCTTGACTATCACATTCTATTTGTATCTCATCATGTATAAGGTTAACTATCTTAGCGTCAGGATATTTTTTTGTAAACAAGACTACAGTTCCCTTAAGCAGTTCAGCTCCTGTGCCTTGGATTGGAAAGTTTAGTGCAATGTTCAAATGTTCAGTATAGCGTTTTCTTTGTAGGACTGTGCTTACAGAGATGGGACCATTTTTAAGTGTATTCATTGTTGATTGGATATGTTCAGAAACTCTTCGATGATAGGACATCCATTTAGCTCTTAGGAATTTGGTTTCTTCATAGGTCAAAAGGATATTTGCTTCGTATAAAAGTTCTTGTAATGTTTGAACCGAGGCTCCGTAAATTAAAGCGAAGTTGAATTGTTTAGCAATATGTCGTTCTTGTTTGGATATTTGGTCAATTGGTTTGTCGAAGAGGAAGGATGCTGTCTTGCTATGTAGGTCCTCTCCATTTCTATAGGCTGTAATAAAGGTTGGTATGTAATAAACTTGTCCAGCTAATCTTAATTCTATCTGGGAAAAATCATACTTTAGAAATGGACTTTTATAGAAGAGATACCGCAGATGCCGTGGGATATTAAGTAAATTAGAATTGGAACAAGAAAGCCTACCAGTAACGGCTCCGCAGATATCATAGTGACCATACAGTCGCCCAGATGATCCTTTGCTTATCCATTCCTCTAAGTAAGAAATCTCATCTTGTTGCTTCTTGAGGGATAGAATATCATGTATACATTGTTTCAATTTTTCATCTTTAGTAGTTAAGAAATAATAGAGTAAGGTCTGCTTTTGGGCATCAGGTAAGTTAAGTTTTGCTTTAGTTTGTGCAGGTGAAAACGGATTGAATTGATAAGCTTTCTGGAAAGCCATTAGATTTTGATTAAAGACAGGCTTCTTTTCCTGTAGTAATTTAGATATTTCTTCAATATTAACTGGAACACCTCGTTTTTGTATCTGTAAAAGTCTAATTAAGAAAGCTTTGTCTAAAAGATATACAGGCTTAAATTTCTCATGCTTAGCAATCGTGTGTCGATAAAGTAAATCCGTAGCATTCAAATCTTCTGTCAAATAATCTTTTAATCGGTTGTCTAATAATCTAATACCTTTCTCAAGGTCTTTACGAATTTTAGTCTTATCAGTCTTATATTCATATAACTTGAAAAATTTACACAAATTTTCTAAACCAAATACTCCTCTTTCAGGCTTCTCTATCTTATACTCAACTTGATATGCCTTCATGAATAAATATGTATCATCAAAACAATCTCTATTTGGTGGGATAAAATCAAGTATTGAAAAATCATAAAATAAATTATGCCCTACTATCACATATCCATTGCTTATCAAATCATTTAAAAAATCTTTAAGCTTATCCGCATCTTCAAAATAAAAAAACTTATCATCTACCTTTACACCACCAAGTAATAATCTACCATATAAACCCTGAGTCTCCGTATCAAGAACAGCAACCTTTCTCATCTTTCTTCTCCTTTGGTTGAAAATATTCACAAGCAGGAAGTAAGGGATGTATCTCGGTTCGTGTGTCTTCTAATGTGCATCGCCAATCATAACTTTTTCTTTTTTGAGCAAACTTACAATCTTTACATTGCTTCTTTGATGCTAAAAATTGTGCTAATTCTTGTAAAGTCATTGTTATCCTCCTATTGCCATTTGTCTGCTATTTCATCTAATTCTTGTGCGTGTATCTCTCCAAATTCTTGTTTAATGATATCTCTAAAATCATATCCACTTAATTGCAAATACTGTAAGAACTTCTGGAATTCTTTTGGGAATTGAGTAATAAAGTTATTAATTGTGTCCTTATGGTATGGGTCTTGTAAAATAAATTTTATAGGATTACCTTTCACAATAACAAGCCAGAATGGATTTAAATTCGGTTGTGATACCCAATCCTTTCTGTAAACTTTAGTTAAGAAATTATAAAACAAATGCAACTCTCCATTATAAAGCGTTGTATGCTCCAGCATGATTACTCTGTCTATGTTTTTATCGCCTTGATACTTAATCGTGGAAAGCATATCGTTAAATGTAATGAACTCTACTTCTTTGTCAAAAATACACGGCTCAATTAACATATACTCCTTAAACTTAGGTGCTACTAAAATATGCAAAATTTGTTTAAAATAAAAATCAGCTTTTTCCTTATCGTAAAGTTTATGTAGTATAAATTCAAGTACAAATAAAGTCTTAAGTAAGGGGTCATAATCGTAAACAGCATAATCAACTTCTTTGTATATTCCTTGCTGAATTAATTTGGCAAGTTCGTCTTCATATTGTTGAAAAATTTCTTGGTAAAGTTCTAACCCCCAGCCCCAATTGTCTGCTAAATGAATAATGTATTCTCTATAAAATTTCTCTATCTTATCAATATAAGATGGGTCTCTATAACCAATGTTAAATGTGATTAAGCGTCGCCACATTCCTTCAATTGTAATAAAAGGTGCATAATACTTTGTCTCCATGGTAAACATTGCAGGCATAATCATTTCTGTGGCTCGGGAAAAATAAATATTTGCTTTACTAATCCTTCTATTTGCTAAATCATGGACTAATTGTCTCATATATTTAATATCTCTATCATCGTTAACAATAAAATCATCACCAACAAAAGGGGTTCTGAAATAAGGTAAGCGTCTATTCATATAAGCAACTGATATATCATCAGCATGTAAAGTAAAGAAATGGTCAGGTTTTCTAAAAAACAGATTATACAATCGCAAAACAGATGTCTTACCGCAACCAGTAGAACCAATCAAAACGAAAATCGGGTTCATACTAAAACAATCATACCGACGTAAATAAAAAATCGAAAATAATCCTATCCAACAAGCAAGCTTAAAAATAAAATATTCATCAGGCAATTTGTATAAAATGTGATTGATTATCTGCTTAAACACTTGATAACTACCGTTTGTTTCGGTGTAGAAATTTGAAAACGGGTGGTCTTCTAAGGAAGCAGTGATAAAATTCTTCAATCGTATAATGGAGCGAGGTTCGGAATAATACTTAAATCCTAACATATCAGGCTCAATAATCGTGGGGATTTCTCGGTAGAAGAAGGTAAGAATATCTTTGTATCTTCTTTTATCTGAAACTGATAGCATCTCGGCTTCCTTAAATCCTTTTTCAAAGCTCATTTGCACAATAAACTCATCAATTTGGTTTGACCCAGCTACAATTATTTTGGCTTTGCTAACATTCTCTCCTTCAATTTTATTGATTGCAAACCACACAGGATAAAAGAACCTACAGACATACTTCAATTCCAACCCATCTGTTTGCTCATTCTTCTTAATAGGAACACGGCAAAAATACATCTTGTCAACCACTTCAAAACCATCAGGCAAATGGAACGCTGGAAGTATTGGAAGAGTTGCCTTGTTGAAATTTGGACAAGTCTGCGGGCAACCAAACTCCCGATTAAACCTACGACACGACCAAAATACTAATGGAAAATTTCTGCTAACAAACCAATCAAAAAATTTCTTTGTCTTCTCTCTTGCTTTGTTCGGTGGCTCCTTCTTGTATAGACTTGCATTATCTAAAAGCTCCTGTAAAACCTTCCCCCGTTCCTCTTCATTTTTAGCAAAATATTGATAAAGCAAATAATAATACCATATGGCAATTTTCCACTCTATATAACTATGTGCCTCCCAAGAATTCAATATGTTATTCACTACAGGACAAAATGTCTCGGTATATTTCTTAACCGATTTGACATCATACAAAGCATAATACAAAGTTGTTGAGTAATCATTTTCAAAATCTACTTTGTTATGCAAAATATTAGTTAGTTCTTCGTCCGAGGATTTCTCATCTATTGCAATGACTTTAGAATACAAATCCCAAAAACTCTCATACCATAAACCTTCATATACAATCAAACCATCCGCTCTGGTATAAAATCCCTCTAAAGGTATTAATTTATCCAAATGCACATGAGGCAACTCCTTCTCTATTAATTGCTTAATCTGATTAAAAAATGTAGACAAAAACATATTGAAAGTCGAAAATAAAACATTGTCTTCCTTAATCAAGTACTTTTTGCTAAGCCAAAGGAAATGATAGCCTTTTGTAGTTTTGATGACATAAGTTGGTGTGTAATTGTGCTTGTTTAATATTTCAATAATTTGATTGCAATCTTGTTCAAGTATATCATCAATATCTATGACTATTAGAAAGAAAGTATCTTCAAGTGTTGACCTACTTGGATAATCTGTGTAAAAACCTGTTGATATTCGAAGCTTAATATTCCTTGGTTTGAATTTGCGCTTGGTAAAAAAAGATAACAAAAAATTCAAATAGTGATTGTATAAACTCGGCTTAGGACCTTGGAAAACTTTTTTCTCACCGCCTATCGTTTCAACGAACAAATAAACATTCGCAAACTCCGATTGATACCTCTGATATTGGTCAAATATCTTAGCTAATAAAATGTTATCATTTGCAAAAATTGTATCTCGAAAAAATTCTACCGTTTGGCTTAATAATGCATCTGTAATTTCTTGAATATTATCATTCATCGCTCAAACTCCCTCGCCGTTTTAATTCTTCTAATACATCCCCCTTTCGCTTCAGTATCTTCCAAACCTTTGTGTCTATTCCTTTCTTATCTATCAATCTTTGTAAGTAAACTTTGTTCTCTTGCCCATACCGCCAAACCCTACTCAATGCCTGCTCATAAGTCCTCCATGCTAAAGGAAGACAAAGAAAAATGATGTTCTTATATTTTGTTAAATTAATCCCTTCCGATATACAATAAGTTGCTAAAATAGGTTTCTCTCCTTCCTTCAAAGCATCCTCTAAATCCCTCTTGTCTTGCCCTGTCAAAAAATAAACATTCTTCCTGCCAAACTTCTTTACTATATGTTGCAATGGCTCAATAAAATAACTAAACACTACAGTCTGCGGATTATCAATTATAAAATCAATCACATAATCAATCTTATCCTTCAGCAAAGCACTCTTTCTATACTCATACATAAATGCTTGTAAAATATTATCTCCATCAATTCGTTTATTCTTTTGTTCAATCAAATATCGCTCAGATGAAAAATATTTATCATCTTCTATCAAACTTGGCAACTCTACAATGTCTGCACGCCTCACAAAATCAACATATCGCAAGACATATCGCTCAATAAATTTGTCCTTTATTCCAGGTAGAAAATCAATAATGTAATAAAACATCCCATCAATCCTAAAAAATGAATTCTTATATTGAGTAAATGATAACTGATTAAATGGATGGTCTGGTCGTAAAATCCTTAATTGACTGTAATAATCTTCAGGTTTCTCAAATGGTGTCCCGCTTAGCATAACTTTATATGTCTTTGTAAATACTTTCATAACAAGCTTCGTAATCTGGGCTCGAATACTCTTTAGCTTATGTGCTTCATCAAAAATAATCAAATTCCAAAACGCTTTCCTCAATATCTTAGGATAATGCAATCGAAAACTATCATAGCTTACAATTTCAAAATTGTTCAATCTTATACCCCATTTTTCAATCTCTTGATACCATACCTGTTTGACCGAAGCTGGACACATAATAAGCACATTCCTAAAATTTTCTGCTATCTTTAACGCCGTTAAAGTCTTACCAGTTCCCGTTTCCCAAGCTAAATAAGAATAACCCTCAAACTTCTCTATCGCCTTCTGCTGATGCGGTAATAGCATTACTAAGCACCTTTCATATCCTCAAGCAAATTATACAACTCTTCAGCAAGCTGTTCTAAATCTAACTCTCCCGTCTCTTCATACCCTTCAAAATGCTCACATATCTTACAATAGGCACTAATTAACCATTCATTTAATTTTTTCTTGCTCAAATCATCAGTCGCTTGGTCTAATAAATCAGCTATTATTGCACTAAACATTTGGCACCTCCTATAAGAAAATTCTCTTTACAGGCTTATATTCAACATATTGTTTCTTAATTTCCTCAGGTATATTGTAAAAAGCTCGTTGATATTCTGTGATTTTAATAATTTTATCACCAATCTTATAAATCCCCGCATCCCATTCTTTCAACTCTTCTTTCAATTCTTTTTCTAATTGCTCATATTGTTTAAGTTTCGCTTTAATGGCGTAATAAATTTCAAGTTTTTTCATAAAATCAGGGCTTACTTCTACCGTTTTAACAGTGGCTTTCGCATCTTCAGGATAACATTGATTATAAAATGGGCAAGCTCGGCATAAATCATATTGTTCAATTGTCTTAGGTAAAGTCCCCTTCTGAAGATGTTCCTTAACATGAATAGCTCTTTCGATTATCTCTTCAATAATCACTTGATCTTTCTCTACATCAAAGAAATAATCCTCTCCAGTCCGCCTATCAATTACATAGAATACCCCATGTTCCTTCCTTAGCAAGAGTATATAAGCCTGCATTTGGTAGTAGTATTTTTTAGTTAATTGATTATCATAAAGACCAAAACTATCAAGGACTTGTTCATTAGCCGTGCTCTTAACCTCAATAAAGTCTCCATTCTCAAGAACTATGTCTACAATTCCTTTAATATCAAGTTCCTCATCTATCACGGGCAATTGGTAAGCCTTAACAGGAACAACTTTCAATAACCGCTTCAATGCAACCTCTTCAAATTCATTTCCCACATCAAAAAATTTCTTAGCTTGCTTAACTGGCAACGGTGTCTGCCTTAAAAGAACCAATCTACGCTCACATGGATGCCATAACTCTGTCGGTGGTGTGTGCTTCGGACAATATGTTTCTTGGTCTTGCAAATTAATAAGCTGTTTCAATTCCTGTGCTTTCATCCGTAGCCTCCTTTATAATTTTTGAACTATAAACTAATTGATATAACATTGGCTCAACATCCCTCTGAACATAAGAACCAAATGGAGTAAAATAAACTTGAATACCTCGATAATTCAATCTCTTAATCAAAGACCCCGCAAGACGCCTCTGAACCAATTTTGGTAAAAAACTTGCTTTTTCCTTAACCCAATCCTTAATGAACAAAAAATTCTGTTTTAAATACTTATACTTCCAAATATTATACCACCATAAAAGTTCACTATTACTCCAATTCTTTACCTCATCCTCTAAATGCTCCCGCCAGTCATCCCAGTTCAAATAAACAATTCCTTTCATTCGTAGCATTTCAGCCTTTGGAACTTTCAAAGCAATAAAACACCCACACCCATAATATTGATACCCCAGCAAATATCCTATTTCTAATGCTTTCTTTCTTACATCAACCCAAGACCTACAACCAATCCGTGAATACATTACTTCATTACCTCTTCAATTGTCTTATTCGGTTGCTTATCAAATAATTCCTTGATCACTGTATTAATCACTGCACCTAAGCATACTTCTGTTGCTCTCTTCATTGCTCGTGTTTCAGCTTTAGTCAATAAATTATGCAAATTATCAATCCCCTTAAGCTCTGCCCGCTCACAAACTCCTACCCCCTCCCCTCTTCTCACCACACCGTTAGGAAAAATCACCTCAAGCTCTACCCGAACTAAAGCATAATCTTCCGTTATCTCTCGCTCAATCAATCTAAAATTATAACTAATTGGCAAACTACTCAATAGGTTGAGGATCCCATCACGCTTTATTTCTACAATATCGCCAATTTTAGTTTTAATCTTTGCGAAATCCGATGGCTTGAGTACTTGTTTGGCTACTTGAACAATCTTATCGGCTGTCGTAATTTCTTTTTTTTCTTCAATTATTTGGACATCAGTCATGGCATTCCTCCTTTTTTATTTTTTCTAAACATTTATCAAGTTCATTCAATAATTCATCTTTGGTTATCCTTTTCAATATTACATAATACTCAATCGCTTCACTTAATAACACTCCTACTGCACTTTCTTCTCTCATCTTAACTTCTAATCTTGTATCATCATAAAACAAATAACTCTTAGCTAACTCAGAACCATACATCGCCTCTAAAAATAAACATGTCTTATATACCCTTTCCCATTCATATTGATAATCACAATCAATAACCGCATAGAACTTCAAAAACCTTTCTTTCCATCTCTTAACAATTTCCTCAAAATCATTATGATCTACAACATCATATAAAAGCTTCAGTTCATTAAACATTTTAGCCCTCCTCATTTATTATTTCCCATATTCCTTCCTTAATCAAATCAGCAAC